CCGCATACGAGAACCTGAGCGCCGGAAAGCCCGACACCGGGCTCACCTATTCCAATTACGGCACACGTCAGACAGTAATGGTCATAGGCATCACATCTTCCGCTACACAGTTTCAGAACTCTTATGACCACGAGCGCAAGCATCTGGAAGCGCATATAGCGGCAGCGCTGGGGATCGATCCGTGGGGAGAGGAGATCTGCTACCTTTCAGGGGAGATCGGACAGCTGATGTTCGAAAAGGCAAGGTTGATGCTGTGTGACTGCGATTGTTGCAAACATAAAAAACAGGAACTCATATGAAAAGAAAAGAATTAAAAAAAGCAATCAAAAGCGCGACACCGTTTGAAAGCCTGTATGCACTTCTTCCTGAGAAGCAGAAGGAGAAATTCAAACAGTTTGCCGCCGGATTCGGATTCTCCGAAAAGCAAATAAAAGGAAGACTGGAAGGAAACACTTAGTCTTCATTAAAAAAGGACTGACTTTTCTTATTATATATAACGGGTGCTGCGGCTAGCATGCCGGGCGCCCGTTATTATTTATATATCAATCTTCAAAATGCTAAAAGAACTTTTTTGCTTTATCAAAAGTATCAAATTTCGTAAAATCTATATATTCATTAGATTTGCAGTTATTCGTTATCATTTGATTCAAAAGGAGGAATTGGCATCCAATGGGTAATCTCTCCGAATTTGCGATAAGCCTCCTCTCCATAAGTTATAAATCCACTCTTTGGGCCGTGAAGATAAGCAGTACAGAATCCACCGTATTCGTCACGCACCAAAACAATATTTTGATTATCCGGTAACTTATCCTTCACGCTGATCCACGGAGATTGCTTTGCTTGCCATTCGGCGCCTTGAATAAAATTCGTTATCCCAAATTGCGCCAAGTTGCCACCTGACAAAGTACGATCAACCGTTCTATGATTAAACAAGATATTTTCTTTTGCAACTTCTTCTAATGTCTGTTTCATAAATTATTTGCTTTTACGATTTTCTCTTAGATCTTCTTCGCTGACATTCTTGTTAGAAAGGTCGCTAAGATTAGAAATAGTAGTTATATTATCAGGTTTGCAATACAAACACATTTGAGTATATGGTGAATATACCCTTCCACACTTCGGACAAATCCAACCTTGTTGCCCAAATATTCCGTTATACGGATTGATTGCGCTTGATTCTTGTTTCATAATTTTCTTGTTATTAGTCAAATTCCGGTATCGGCATCCAATGAGTTATGCCTAATCTTTCTTCATTAACGTATGCTCCCGTTTCCCATTCCCCAAGGGTTGAAAGAAAACAGAGAAGGTATCCATAAGCTCCTTTGGTCAGAACTATTGTATCTACCTCCGGCAAGCTATCCGTTACACTTATCCAGGGAGATTGGGTCCGTATCAGCTCTATATCAGCTTCTAAAGCATAATCAGGTATGACTTTACCATCGACTTCGACACGATATAAATCTCCTTGCGTATGTCTGATTATGCCAGACTTTCCTATTGCATCCGGCATGACTGGACAATCTAAAACTCTCACTCTGTCACCTACTTTAAATTTTGCTTCCATATTCATTACTATCTTGGTTTGAGGGTTATTCAGTAGCCTTTTTGATAGCATTACATAATACATCATAGGCAGGTTCTTCTACGCAGACATATTTTAGTGCTTCTTGGCACGCTTTTAATAATTCAGGAGCAGCCGCTATTAACTTGGCTCTCTCTCGTTGCTTTTTCGTTCCATTCGCATGTCCCCCCAATGGAAAAGCTACAATAGCCAAAGGGAACTCAATAGATGTATCTTCTTTTATAAAGATTGCACCATCAGGAAAGTCGGGAGTAATTGTTTCAACCGTTTTCCATTTTATCAAAATTTCTTTTTTACTCATAATTGATTTTGTTATGAATTAGTGTAAACACCTTTATCGCAATTCTCAATGCGTGACTGGCATTCACTTACTACCTCTTTTAAAATCTCCGCACACTCTTCATTTGAGTAGTTTTGCAGCAATTCATCAATATGCTGCATTATATCATTTACTTCCATACGCTTTCTTTGCCATTATGTTAATTAACTTTATTGTCTTATCGCTCAATTTGCCATTAGTCGTTGTAATATGCTGAATGGACTTGTGTAATTGGATTTTGCTCATATCTACTTTCGTATTGAGGGTTATTTTGCTTTCACAACAACATTGCGTAAGAAATTAGAGAACTCTGAACGCACGTCAAAGCAGGGACATGCCTTGATAAATTCTGCCGGTTCCACTTCACCCGAGCCATCCAGATCGGGTGAAGTATCCCGATGACCAAGTAACTCGATGATATCATACTCTTTGCACAATTTCGCCACAAGTCCACGTAATGCGGCTTTTTGCTCAGGAGTACGAGTATCGGCTGGTCTTCCACTCGCATCTAAACCACCGATGTAACAGATACCAATTGAATGCTTATTGTAAGATACACCGGAAAATCCCTTTGTATTACAATGAGCCCCATCAATAGAAAGTGGACGTCCATTCTCTACATGACCATCAAGGTCGACCACGAAATTATAACCGATCTGGTTAAAGCCTCTTTGTTTGTGCATACGATCTATATCCTTTGCACGTAAATCCTGTCCGGCACG